GCAGTCTTCAATGCTTTGTGCAGATACCCAATGACTACGTTTTTAGTGTAGTCAAGTAATCCCGAAGTTGTATAACATACAGCTTCAGGTGCAATTCTTACAACATGTCCTTCTGTTGCAGTGGATTTATCAAATCCTTTGTCGTTAAAGAGATAGAACTCTTCTATTTTAGAAATTCTATCAATTTTGTCGGCACCCTTTTTCTTCTCAATGTTTCTAACCTTCTTAATTTTAATCGGGTCAACATTTCTTAAGTCAACTAGACCTAATTTAGGTCTTTTTGAGTCAACGACTTTATGGAAGTAAATTCTTCCATCGACATACCATTTTCTGAACAATTCATGAGAGTTCTGATTGAACTTCATTAGAGATAAGATGTGATTAAACTCTTCTTGTATCTTTTTCTTGATACTATCAGAGAGTTTAACGTCTCTGAGGTCGAGTGATACTATCTTATCTGATGTGTCAGATGTGATACACTCATTAACTATGTCTTCGATTGCAGAGTCACACTCTGGCACCAAAGACGTTTCTCGGTATCTTCGAATAAGTTCTGCCTCATTCTTGACACCGCCTTCCATATCGACAAACGACCCATAGGCTGCTCCCGATACAAAACCACTCTGTTGTTCAATGACGGGAGTCCCGTCATCGTCAACTGGTGGGACAAAGGACTTTTGATTCTTGTCCTCTATCGTTCTTAAATCGTCTTTCTTACGATTTATTTCAAACCCTAAAATTTCCATACTAATATTTATACCACCAAAATGTGTGGTAATTATTCACTTTAAAGACTACTTAACTCTTTCCCAGTGAGAGAAAGTAAAGTCAACAGTAAATTCCTCTAATGCATCAACAGTATCGTAAGATAATTCGATTGCACCAAGATTTTTTGGGAACATGTTGAAAAACTCGTATCTCGCAAGGACTGAGTCATCTTTGTTTAATTGTTCTACGAATGCTCTAGATATAAGATAATCTGTAGATGTTGAACCTACTCCACTATCCATAGCTTGAATTTCTTCCTGCCATGCTTCTAGACCACTTCTTACTGAGAACTCAACATCGTTGATAACTGTAATCTGCCAATCTTCGAAAGTTCTTTCTCCAGCAAGTTTAAGGTTGTGTCCTCTGAAAGGAACTACCACTTCTCCCAACGTTCCCGCAGGGATATTAGCAGCTTTACATAAGAACTCAATCTTATTACCAGCTCTTGGTATAAAAACTTTAAATCGGTTAGCACGTGGGCCTCCACCGATAAGTTGTGCTTTAAATTGGTCTATAGTTGCCATTTATTTCTCCTTAAACTGCACTGTATATTTCTTCAAACTCAACACCACTTCTAGCAGCAACAAAGTTTAAAGTAATAAAATTAATACTTCTAGCAGGTTTCACGAAGATAGAACAAACAAATTCATTTCTATCTATAACTGTATCAGTGTTGTTAGTTTCATCACATAATACTGAGAAATCTACTAGACCTCTTCTATTTTTAACATCTCTTAGGAAAGGTTCTACAGCAGCACGGAATTGAGCTCTTGTGAATGCATCATTGAATTCAAAGAGTTGTGATTTCGCTGCAACTGCGATTGCTTTTTCAAGAACGATAAACAACCTTCTAACGTTAATTCTGTCAAATGCAGAAGGTGAAGTTAGTGCTGTTTTATCTCCGAATAATACTGTTCCTTGACCTGCGAATGTGCATACTGGGTTAATTCTTGCACGATATAAGTCATCTCTTGATGATTGTGAAGGATTAAAAGCAAGTTTAGTAATACCTAAGTATTGACCTCTTGAGAAACCAGCAGGTGAGAACCATGGGTCTCTTAACAAGTCTGACCTTGCCATTATACCAGCAGTATGTCCGTTAGCGGGAACATAACAGTATTTGTCGTTGTATCTGTCGTATGAATACACCCAACCACTATCTAACACTGCATATGAGGAAGAAGTGACTGCAGCGTAATCTGCAATAACATTTGTTGATTGTGTTGATTCACTTGAAACACCTACGACACTTGCACGTCTTGGTGAGCAAATAACCATGCAGTCTTTTCTGTTTTCTGCAATTTGAATAACGTTATTTACGATTGTGTTGTGGTCTGCAAGAATATCTTGTTCATTACCACTACCGTCATCTGTTCTTGTTGAACCTACGATTAAGAATGATACGTCAATTGTCTCTGCATCACCGAAATGGTCTGTATAAGCACCATGTTTCTGACCAGCAGTTGGAACTCTTCCGTCAACACCACCACCTAGTGATACGTTGATTACTGCAGAAGGTCTTCCGAAAGCTGATGTTGCAGATTGTAAATGTGTTCTTGTTTCGTTTGCACTTGCAAGTAGGTCTGTTGAATGACCTGACCAGTAAACGTAGTCTGATTCTCTTGCAATTACATTTTTGTAATAGTTTGATTGTCCTTGACTGTCTTTACTGTCTGACGCAAGTGATAAGAAACCGTAAGTTTCTAAAACTGTATTTTGAACCCCTGAGAAAAGTCCGTCTTCGTCTACAACTACTACGTGAAGTTCATCGTCTGAACCTCCAGCAGATGTTGCTGTTCCTGACTTAGCAGGTGCTTTATCGAAAGAGTTATAAAACTCCCAATATCTATCTATATTTGCACCTGAAGCGACTAACGCAGTTAGACCTGTTCCAGCGGGTTGTCCGATTGCTTCAACAACAATTGAAGTTGAATCGGGTATTGAAGTCACTCTATACTCTGTATTGTGACCTGCGAACTTAACAATGTCTCTTACAAAGAATACTGCAGACGAAGTCACTGAAATAGTTGTCTGTCCTGCTGATTCTTGTGCAGATGTTGTAGTCACTGTATCGTTGAAATATGCATCTGATGACGCACATACTGAAACTTTTAATGAATTACCTAATGAACCAGCATATTTTGAAATCCAATTACCTACTGTTCCGTTTTGTGAACCGTCTTGGTAAGTAGATACATACTCATCATTATTTTTTAGTAATGCAGTTCCACTTGATGCGTTTGCATTGTTTAGAGATGTAGAATTGATTCTCACTACTCTTAGTGAAGAACCATATTTAAGGAATGCTTCTGCTGAATAGAAGTCTTCTGCTCCAGCATCAGTATTAGCTGGTTGATAAAAATTATCGACTAGACCCTTTGCATCTGAAACTGTTATAACTTCATCAACAGGGCCCCATTGGAAATGTCCAGCAAATGCACCTGTAGTTGATGAAACGGCTGGAACAACATTTGTCAGGTCTACCTCTTTTACCTGAACGCCTGGTGATACTTGAAATGCCATACTTTTACTCCTGTTAATGTTAAAAGTTGTTTACTGTTTTATTTATAACTTTATAAAACTCAACAAACTATAATTTCAATGGAACGTCCATTGATTTATGATACCATCGGTCTCCTTCACTATCTACAAAGGTTTCTTGTTGATTTCCTCCATCAAAAATCCCAGGCGGTAGTAAATCGTCCTCAATTAGTTTCTGTTGTTCTGAATACAATAAATCCTTAACAGCTGTATCTGTTAAGTGAACAAAGTATTCAGTTGTCACAAACCAACTAAACAATACCAAATTCATGACCATATCGTCATTATATCCTCTATCTGCTTCCCAACTATTACCTTTATGCACAAAAGTCATTAATTCTGTAATAGTGTGTCTGTCATTCAGAATAAGTCTATTCTCTTCCAATAATTCTTTCAGTGTAGAACAACCGATACGTTTAATCTTACGGGACATAGTGACTCCTATATCTTCCGCTTTTAATTGTCCTTGGACAAAAACATTCGGATATTCTATGTCATAGTGCAATTGATTTGCAACTGTTCCACCTTCTGCATTATTTTCAATGATAACAACTGGTTCATTGTAATGTCTTACATACTTATTTATAATATCGGGAAAGAGAAGAGGTGACACCATATTGTCCCTATATGTGCATACTTGTTTGAATGGACTTGTAGTCACGTCTATAATTGTAAATGATGAGTAGTCCATACCTCTACCTTTGGATACGTCAACCGTGCAGACATATCTATGACCTTCAATTGGTTTTTCATATAGAAAAAGGTTGTCTTTATTCCAGTCGGGGTCTAATGCTCTCATACCCAATAGTGTATTACTATTGATAAGTGTATTACCAGTTCCTAAGAATGAGTTTCCATACTCTTGTTCAAATTGTGCTTCTGAAGTGTTTGCAATTGTTTCTTTCTTCCACTCTTCGTCTCTGCCAGGCACGTCAAACCAATTAATAAGAAATGATTTGTATTCTGACTGGTCATGAACTGCACTTTCATATATCTTATGGAACATATTACCTACACCGTTTGCAGTAGAAGTAATAATAACCTTTGAATCTTTACCCGAGGTCACAACGGGATATGTTGCAGTATAGAATGTCTCTGCATCGTCAACAAACGCAAACTCGTCAAGATACAATAAGTTGATTGACATACCACGAATTGAACTTGAAGAAGTTGCAGCTGCAACGACTTTACTATCATTTGCAAATTCTATTGACCCTTTGTTAAGAATCTTAACCCCAGGCTGTAAGAAGAATGGAACAGACTCTAACATGGTCACGACACGTGCAATCATTTCCCTTGCAATTGCACCTTTGTTAGCAAGAACTGCTACAGTGACTTCGGGTTTAAATAATAGAAACCACAATAGATATGCACAAGAAGTAATTGATTTACCACTCTGTCTACTTGCAAGAACGACACTAAATCTATTCTCGTCATAGTGATTGATTAGGTTTTCTTGATATCCACGAAGTGTGAAAGGAACCATACCTTCGTCTAGTGATATAATTTGTGTATAATTTTCAATGAAGTGTGTAGGGTTTTCAGAACACTTCAAGTATTCTGCCATTTCTTTATCGGTGTATTTGGTCTCTACACCAGCCCTTTTGATTAGATTATTACCTAGATAACCTTCATTTTTTGAATCAGTCATTATTCTTTTCTTTCTTCAAAAACTTTTGTAGTTCTGAAGTAGAACCAACGTATAGGTGATTTTCGACTTTACCTATTCTTTGTTCGTCTTCCTTTTCTAAATCTTTTAATTTCTTTTGAACGTCAATGAGTTTCTCTGCAGTATCGGCTACAGTCTTTATTAACTGTCCTGCGACCTCATATGCACGTGGGTGTTCGGTTTCTTTGGATAGTTCTAATATACCTTCAATTGCATCTTGACCACGTTCTACGAGGTTATAGAGGTTCTCTCTTGCATATTTGTAGTCCGTATCGATATTCTCTATCCTTGACGGAACTTTGACTACCTTGGTTTCTTTTTTAATATCAGAATTGATATCTAATAAAGAATCTAACTTTTCATCTACTGTTTCTTTTGTCATAATTAACTGTCATCGGTTTCACTAAAACTTTCTTTAGAACCGTCATCATAAAATGTCACTGTTTCTGCAACTACGAAAGTGTCGTTAGGTTGAACAGAACCAACAAATTTAAGTGTTGTTTTATCACTAAGTGTCACATTTGAACTTAGATTTAATGATAATTTATCACTTGCAATTGACGAAACTGTTGGATTTGTTGATAAGTTTGTTCCAAACACTTCGTCTCCTACACTTATACTATTATTTATTGTAGTTGGGAAGGTCACTTCTGTTGAATTGGACACTGCATTTGATTTCTCTCCAAACGCAGGTTCATAGTGTTTAACCTCTTTGACCAATCCACTTTCATTAATTTGTGAAGTTGTGAACTGTCCCGAAATATCTGTATTGATATATTCTCTTTCAACAACATTTTTAATAACACTTCCAGTGTAAACAGGGCCGAAGAAGTAAATTTTCATAGAAAAATCTAGTGTATACTCTATAACTCGTCTTTCTTCAAAAGAACCTTCATAAGTATCTTCTAGTGCAACACTGTTTAATGTGATTGGAACGTCTCTAGTATCAGACATATCGTCAATCATTTTCATAGTGACTGTATATTCGGGTTGGAAATATGGTAATATCTGTTCTACAATCTGTAATGCATCAGACATGTTCTTTGCAAGAACACTTAGTGTAAAGTTTAGATTATATGGTGCTGGATTATATTGATATGAACGATTGGTTCCGTCTGTTTCTAAACTTGATTTAGAATGACGTATTAATTTGTTCTGTTGTCTTGTAGGGTCATATTCAAATCCCGTCAATTCAAATGCCATTCTTGGTAAGTTGATTGAAGTGACGTTTAAATCCCTCTCTTTTGCATCTTCTGTAAGTCTTGCAAGGAACTTTTGTTTAGGGCCGTATGAAATAGGAACTAGATTTCTTGTTAAAACTGTTCCGTCTTCTTTGATTTTTTTAGTATAGATATTATTGAATAGTGTTCCAAATATCGATACAGACCTTTTGATAGTCTCATTGTAAAAATATGTTCCAAACATTAAGGTTCTCCAAACGGATTCGTTTCACTAAAGTCTAGATAATTATTATCCTTATCTTCGAAGTCTTTATTTTGTGCAACACTTCCTTCCATAGTCATTACGTCAACAATACTTGCAATCGTTCTTGTTGCACCCGAAGTTGCACCAATAAGTCTGTCTCCTTGTGCAAGTGTAGTAATGTTGTCTTTAATAATAAGTTCTCTGTTAGAACCTCTGAAGTTTACAACCTCACCTACTACAACACTATCCAATGTGACACTTTCATTTGCAACATAACTTCCTGAATCACCTTCACCTTCTGACATAGACATAGTAATTGTATATGCACGGTCTTGTTCGACCAAGTCTGCATCTGTTCCAGTATCGAAATCCTCTCCACTGTATTCGAACAATGAACAACGCATTTTGAATACAAATAGTTTTCCTAACTGGAAGAAAGGGTTTTGGTCTTCTACGAATCTTATTTCAAACATAGAACCTGAAAGTGGGAAATAAATTAAGTCCCCTTCGTTTGGTCTAAGTGAAGTTGCAAGGTTAGAATCTAGTGATATGAATCTCTCCCATGTTCTTAAAGATATAACAAAGGTTGCTTCTTCAGCAATTTGAACACCGAACTTAGACATGAGGTCACCCTCACCTTCAAATCCACCAGCTGGATTTTCCAAATACATTTCTACAGAATATGCATCACCGAAACGTGATTGAACATCTTCCGTTAAAATTGTGTCTTCTTCTACTACTTCTCTCGGTAGATAAAAAACATCATGACCATAAAATCTTAATGATTCAACAACTAAATCTTCGTAAAGGTGTTGTTCAGTAGAGACTGCATGGTTAAAAAATACATTTGTAGGCATAATATTAACCCATCATATCCATGACTGGCATTTCAAAATTCAGTCGGGATTCTTCTTCTAATCTTGTTATCTCGTCTTGTGCTTCTTGTTTCATTGCAGAACCGTCTAGTGTTATACCGCCAGGCAGTTCAACTCCTTGGAATTTGGAAAGGTTTTCACCCCACTGATACTTGACCAATGCAGTTGAATACTTCTTTAACCACATATCATTATAGATATCAGTCATGTCTGTAGGGTCTAATTTTCTATAACATTCAATAACGATATACTCACCAGCACTCAATTTACTTGCACTGTAGTCCATGTAGAGTCTGTTAGAGTGCATATTGTATCTAATAGGTATCTGACCCACCAATATGTCATTTAAAAGTGATAAATGTGATTGAACTTGTGAGTAATATAAAACACTTGTTGAAGTCAAATCATACAAGTCATTTAATCTTAATTGATATTGAATATCAAACATACTTGAAGTCTGACCCGAATTGAAAGGGAAAATATTAATTACACTTAACACATGTTCGGGTAGTGTAATGTAGTTTTGACCTTCACCATAAGTTTGTCCTGAGATTGCTTGTGTTCCAGTTGTAGCTGCATTATGTGTTTCATTCGTTTTAAACGAATCAATCTCGTCTTGAGTGATTTGGTGTTTCAAATACGTCTTAATAGAACCATCGTAATGATACTCTCTGAAGTATTGAAGTGCCTCGTCCATTCTATCGTCAAATTGGTCATCGTCCACGTTGATTTCTAAAACTGGAGCTCCAAGTTTTCTTTTGATATACTCTTTTAAGGCTGCTTTTGAATTTGGTTCTGACATAGTAATAAATCCTGTTTACTACTATTTATAGTTATTTTAATCTTGGAAATAAGTTTTAGATTGTATTCTATCTAATTTTTCGTCTATCTTAGATATAGAATCTAAAATTCTTTGAAAATCTGCTTCGATTTGTTCTCGTGTTGCATAGTCACGTGCAATCTCTTCACGTGTTTTGTTGACTAATATATCGAGTCTTTTTTGTTCTGATAGTATATTTCTAACCAATAAACCTACAGGCATTAGTATGAATGTTAAGATAACATTCCATATGATATGAGCGTCGATTACAATTTCCATACGAATATTTATGAAATCGTGTTGGTTATTCCGAAAGTTTGTGTATAAGTTTTCCGTTATTGTCTATATCAAAACAAAGTTCATCGGGGTGAAAACCTTGTGGTGAACCATGTCTTCCTTCGGGTGTATGGTTAAGATATTTAACATTCATATTAAATGATATACTATATCTATCTTTATTTGTAGAGTTTGGTTCTACCATATGCATTAATGCACTTGGGAAAAGAAACAGTGTTCCAGTTGTCGGTCTTAGAGTCCAATTTTGTCTATCTCTAGGATTATGTGGAAAATCTGCAACTACCTTTGGTGCAGTGTCGATTGCAATGAATTCACCCTCGTCACCGTCTGCCTTTATATACAAAACTCCACTATACCAACAACCATTATGTAAATGTGGTGTATTCCATGCAGTATTATCATTAATGTTTGCCCATGAATTACCCATAATTAGTTGAAGTTGATTTGGACTATGACCAGTATAACTCAATAATTCTTCATTGAATACACCTTGGATTGACCTCATACATTTAGTAAATATTGGACTTGATTCACAACCGTCATTTGATTGCCAACCAGTATATTGATTTGAAATCCTTCTACCACTTGGGTCTTTCTTTCTCATAGAATCCATTTCTTTGACCAACATATCAAAGTAATCTTCTGTTAGTGTTCCGTCTTCTATGAGATTTCTCTCTATACACATATATGGGAATAAAAATCTAATCATCTAAGTCTAACTCCAGTTGTATCTCGGGTGAATCCTCACTCACATGATAAGGACATTCGGGTGGTGGATTCTCCTGTTTATATAGTTTACCTTTTTGTGCATGTAATTTACCAACCCTATACCCACCTAATTTATTGTCTTCTTGTCTTGCCTTTTGACTAGTTTCAGGCTGTCTTGCAAATTCTTCCATAGAAGGATTACCAGTATGTGAAGTTATTTGACTTGAGTTTTCTCTCGAAGT